CTAATGGGAAGTATCTAGATCTATCATCATAAACATCAAGAGTAACGGCATATCTCTCAAAGTAAACAGATTGATGATCGTTGAAGCAGGGTGTAAAACCACGTGGTTGGAGTGTGGTTAACTTGTCCAAACCAGCGAGGTAAAACTCATAATCGAGTTGCGCAGCTGCAGAAATGCCAAACACCTCATCAACAAGCGCCCTAGTTGCAGCGCCAGGAGAGCGGAACTCCAAGGTACTGAAATACTTCAGTGCCATAAGCAAGTCCGTACGGTCATAACTACTAATAACCCTATCGTTGTCTAGGAACCTCTTAAAATCAGTTATGTGCTTGGTTGTACGTAGTAAATACTTCCCTAATTCCATTACTACGGGGCACCCATTATACTGATAGCATAAAGACAATCCTTTGCTCTTTCTGAGGTAAGCAAGCCTACCTGGGCGAGCACTGGCATAATTCCCAGAACTCCAGCCGGCGTTTAGAATTATCTTCTTGGGGTCTCCTATATTGATTTTATCAGTGGGATCAAAAATTAAACCACAGAAAGATGCCCTACTGATATCCGAATGTTCCTCCAATTTGATTTTGAAACCCAATCTGGAGTAAAGTTGCTGGTCCATTGTGCCCGTGACCTTAAATATGCCGTCGTCACCTTCAACGCAGCCAACAATTTTACAATTGGATTTCATTGCCACAAATTTTTGTAACATCAAGTTAGTGAAACCATTGCCCAATGAAGTGCACATTTCACCACTCATTCTTACCCCATCAACCTTAACGTCAAAGAATTTATTTTGACAAACGTTCCGCCCTGCCAAAGCAGCGCGGACAACACGTATAAAATCTCCGCCATTAGGCAAGTTAGATGTCATGTATTCATATAATTCAAATTCACAACTATCCATGACTTCAGGAGTAAAACTGGATTCAAATGAAGTGAAATCAGAAGCGAAATATTTTGCTCCATTCTCTTCCACTCGGTCCATGATGTACTGTGGCCTCAAATGTACAGGTACATTTTTGATGAAAGCAGGGTGCTTATAGACCACTTTCTCTATTTGATGGAAGAAAGGTCCAACTAAGGTCTTAAATTCATCAACCCTGCTGTTAATTAACCTGGCATGTTTAAATTCGGTGTAATGCTCATCCTTCATGAAACTTTTAACCTTGAAATAATTTTTGTTATTCCATAAGTCAATAGCCTTGGAGTGTTTGTTCAACAACTCTTTCCGCCTAAAAAGCGGATAGTCAGAATTTTCTAACCAGTGTTGGACGGTCACATCCGTCTCAGGAGCCAGTGGAGTCAAGTGTTTCTTAATCCAATTTCTTGTAAACAACTTAAACTCAGCCAATAAATTAGGGTCCACATCAGGCATTTTAGATGCGTACCTCTTAGCGGCCCCAGCCACTAATGTCTTTGGATCACCCGGGTCACAATGAGGGTTAGCAAACCCATCGACATGACACCCAAGTGAAACCGCCACAAAGGGCCTAAAATTGAGTCCTGGAATTCTTCTAAATACAAATTTCGCACTTCCTTTAACTTCTGTGTGTAATGGGAGCCCAACCTCGTTGTACCTGTAGCCGAGGAGGAGTTGTCTGTATTTACTAGGACTGGGGCGCTGATAAAAGGGATTGGAGAGTGCAATTCCCTTCTCATTTTCCACATTGCAAAGGCAAGTTGGACGGTGTTTGTGGCTACATTATAATGGGTGAAAATGTTAGCCCTATCTAAGTTAACGGTGACAATTTTAGAAACCCGTTGTTCCAACTTACCAGCCATTGTTTCATCTGAGTCATTATCCGAATGGATAGTCGGGGAAGTTAGTTGTGATAACAACTCCAATGAAACCATCATGTGGGTGGTTACAGTCTTACGGTGCCGAGGTACCTTATAAGCAAAGTCATAAGGTTTAACCTCCGGCATCATGTGAACGGGGGGGTCGGTAGGTTCATTGAAGTAAGACTGCATCCAGTGTACTATATTACTGGGTCGGCCGTAGACCTCAGTAGTGTGTCTAATCAGGACCAGGTCCGGGTCACTGTGCAATAGATCTCTGTTTACCATATCATCTGGTCGCATGTCTATTGTGGGGGACTCTATGGTATCAATTAATTCATACCTATGAAGGGTGTACCATTTCTTTGGACTAAAAACAGTAACGGCACTCTCAATCCCTTTAGTTATCAGGGCGAACACACTA